GGTAAAAAGAAAAACGTCATGAAAAAAGGTGGCAAGAAAAAGAATGTCACAAAAAGAGCAAAGAAAAAAAGCGTTAAGAAGCGTGGCGCAGTTAAAAAGCGTGGCGGCGGCATGAAGCCAAAGATGTAGAGATAGTTATGGTCAATTTTAAAACGAAAAGTGGAGTAACAATCTCAATACCAGGATCACTAGGTGATCCTAAGGTTGAAAAGAAAATACGTGATATTAAAATGTCTGAGTTAAAAGACTTTCTTAAGACTAAAACAAACACAAAGCCTGCTTCTATAAACAAAAAAAGAGGTGGCGTTAAAAGACGTAAATAACGAATGGCTACCTCGAATACCACCACTTTTAATCTTAGTTTTGATAGCATCATTGAACGTGCTTACGCTCGTTGTGGGAAGTCTATGAGAACTGGTTATGAACTGAGAGCAGCAAGAGATAATTTGAATTTGTTGTTTTCAGAGTGGGGTAATCGGGGTATTCATCTATGGAAAGTAAAAAATCATACACAAAATTTAACAGCAGGAACCACTACATACACTGCACCATCTGATGCGTCAGATGTTCTAGAATTAGTTTTTAGAACTGTTAGTGGTAGCACAACCACTGATACTAGCATGACTAAAATTTCTAGATCAGAGTATGAAAATGTACCAAACAAATTTGAACAAGGACAACCAAGTCAGTATTTTGTGCAGAGAAATTTATCAAATGTGCAAATTAATCTTTATCAAACTCCTAACACTACAGATACACAAATAAATTATTTTTATGTTGGTAGGATAGAAGATGTAGGCGAATACACAAATGAGCCTGATGCACCTTTTAGATTTTTACCATGTACTGTAGCAGGATTAGCTTACTATCTTGGACAAGAGATAGCACCAGAAAGATCACAAGAATTAGAAAGAAGATATGA